CGGTGAGTTCGTGCGCTTCAACCGGGTCTATAATCAGGTGGAGCAGGCGACCCGTTAAGGCCGCCTGCTTCATCACTCAGAACGGGACGTCGTCGTCCAGCGGGGCCGGAGCGGGGCGCTGCGAGGGCGCTCCCGACCGCTGCTGGGTGGGCTGACCACCTTCCTGCTTCGGCTCATACATCGAGATGATGATGCTCTCGCGGCTATCGTTGCCGCCGACGCCAGCCGGATTGAACGTGCGGTCGAGCAGGATGTAGGGGCCGTTCTTCCCGTCCATCACGACGCCAACGTTCTTGAAGCGACCCTTGGTCTGGCCTTGGCCGTCAGTGTATTCGCCAACCTTGACGACCAGATCGTATTTCTTAGCCATTCACTCTCTCCTCAGTTAAACAGTTTGCGCAGCTTCAAGGCGCCGCGCGGAGCCATGAGTTCGGCTTCATCGAGATAGCCGTTGTGCAGTTCCTGCCACTCGCCGCGCTCTTCCGGTGTCAGCTTCGCAACGATGTCGTATGCCGCCTCGCACCAGCCATCCCAATCGACCATGTCGCCTTCTTCCTGCGGCTCCAGAATGTCGATGTGGAGTTCCTTCTTCTGGCGCGGCGCTGCCGTTGTCTTGGCGGCCAGCTTCTCTTCGAGGTTCTGCACCTGCACTTCCGCAGCCGGGGTCTCATCGAAGTCCGTGATGTCGACCTCGCTGCCGGCATACTCGTCAGCCTCGATCACGCCTTCCGCCTGATTGTCCACGGCCACGGCACGCTGCGCTTCGGTCGAGAGCGGCATATACTTGCTGGCGCGGCGAACCACGGTCTTGCGCCACATCTCGGCCTCGTCCGTCTTCCACGGGCCGACGATGTTGCCGTCCTTGGTCTTAGCCGATGAGCGGTCACGGATGGCAAGGATCTGCTCCTTGTTCATCACCTCGAACTGCGTCTCGCCGTTCTTCAGCTTCCACACGCAGTAGGCACCGACCATCGCGCCGCGATTGGACAGGCCGTGCTTGTGAACGATGCGCGAGTCCAGCCCCTCTTCCACCTCGAACACATCGTTCTCGTGGACCAGCCGGCTCTCGATCTTCAACACGTCACCGGACTGCATGGCCAGCTTCATCAGGCCCTTATAGCGGGGCCGGAACTGCGCCACGTTCTTCTTCAGGCGGCTGTCCCACACCTTCAGGATGTCGGCCTCACCCATGCTCTTGTTGAGGCTCAGGCCCAGTTCTGCGGCGCTCAGGCACGCCTTCAGGAGCGAGCCGCGATCACACTCCAGCAGGTCCATGTTGTCCGCCACAGCGGCCACGACGATGCCTTGGAACTTATCGACGGTCATGGCCTGCGGGAGCAGGCTGCGCAGGTGGCTCTCGCGCATGGCGAGTTCCTGCTTGAACCGATCCATCGGCTTGGCGGGAAGGTTACTTGTTTGCATTGCTCAGTTCCTCTTCAAGATCTTCGATCATGAGTTCGATGGCGCGCTCGACCGTAGCGCGCAGGGTGGGTTTCAGTGGATGACGCCCAGCCAGTGAGCGAAGCTGTGCCAGCAACATACGGTCGACCCGCATCATCACGCTGTCTTTTCTAATCGTAGTGTACCTTATCATTTAGACACCGTTACTTTCTTGTAGCCAGAACGGGCGCCGTAGAACGATCCGATCATCTGCTCTGTGATCTCGGTGCCAACCGACGCCTTCACAGTGCTGATCGACAGCTTGTGGTCGCCGCACTTGACGACGGCCTTCTCCTGCGACGTGTTCATCTTCCCCATCGCCTCAATGCTGAGGGTCAGAAGCTCGGTCTTCGCTGCCTCCTTCTTGGCCTTGGCCTCCTTCTCAATCGCAGCGTTCTCCAGATACGTCTGGAACAAGTGGGCATGCTCCGTGGTGAGCGTCACCTCAGACATCGGCACGAAGTCCAGCAGGCGCACGACGGCGTCCCCGTCCCTGTCAAAGTCTACGGGGGGCTCCGCCCAACAAGCTACACTGTCCCAGAACAAACCGACATGAGATTTAATTTTCGAAATTATCTCTTCGCTGCGAGGGATCTTCATGCGGCGTGGCTCGTTCCGCAGCAGCGCAATCAGCCAGCCATACTCAGCACCAGTGCATGCCATCTGATGCTGAACCTGCAGGACATAATTGTCAGGAGCGCAGGTGATCGTCTCACCTTCGTATTCCCAGCCGTCACCGTGAGCCGACCACTTGATCTCGACCGGGTGGCCACCGTCCGTCTGGAAGTCCAGCGATGCGCCCATGCCGGGGCAGTCGTCCGCCGTGAAGTAATCGACGACCTTGTCGATCTTCATGTCCCAACGGTGCGCCGCCCAGTTAGCGATGCCGCTTTCGAGGAAGGTGCCGGCCTGAACAGACTTGTTACCCGAGAGATCTTCGGGCGGCAACTTGCCAGACTTCTCCATCCACAACTGCCAGAGCGTCGTGAACGGGGACATGTCGAAGAGCGCGGCGACTTCGCTTGCGCCAATGTGTTTGGATCTTAACTCGTGCCAATGAATCTGGTCACGTACAGATACTGCTACCATGTATGCCTCCGGTATTGTTGTTGTCGGCCTACGCACATACGACTGTCTACGGATTTATGTCAAGCCCCTTGTAAACATCATCGAGAGAACGGGCTAAGATGTAGATTCCGCCACGTCTCTCCCATGCGACCTGCCATGCGGCCTGAACCTGACGCTGCTTGCCACGCTGTGTTTTCACCTCAATAGCGAACGCGCGCCCGGGGGTGATGACGCCCAGCAAGTCCGGGGTTCCCTCTGGCGCCGACTGAATCACGCGCTGTCCACCGTCCAGAGGGCGAAACTTACCGACGTTGATGCGGAACATCATGATTTCCGTGCGTTGGCCCAGAGCGAGGCGAATCTCGGCTTGTAGGATTGCTTCTTTCACTGGATCGTCATCCCTTCGTTCTCGATGGTCAGCGATTCCATCGCGGCACTGACAGCGGCAGCCATTGCAACGAGACACCTGTCCGCATGTATCCCATCGATGCCGCGCTCTTCCTGCCATTCATCCAGCGCCCGCAGCAGCCCATCTGACAGCGCGTGTATCAGCGACAGAGGGATCAATATCGTGTCGCGCTCTGACCCGTCCCATTTATCGTCTTCCATATCGATACCCTCTCTTCCTGAGTAAGCCCATTCGTGGTCGGAATGTTTCGTGTTCCCACTTTCTTCGCAATCCGCGCGGCCTCCTGACCGCAGATGACATTGTATGCCCAGAGCGTTGGGTTCTTATATCCACGCTTGCGCCCGACGCTGATCAGCACCTTGAACTTGTTCTGGAGCATGCCCTCGTCGGTCGTGATGTCCTTCTCACCCTCGCGGGCCATCATCACCAGATCGCCATCGACGTGCTTCACAACGCGCGGCTTGACCGGATAGACGTAACCACACACTGGGCAGGTCGGGCTCGGCTTGTGCATGGCGAAGCAGGCAGTGCATGTCCGCACCGTCTCCGCCTTGTCGCCCTTGCCACGACCCTGAACGAACCCATCGGCCAGCGTCCACTCGCGGTCGTCGTCGATGAACCCGTGCCGCGCCGTGTTGCCGGCGTGATCGAGGATGATGGTCTTCTCCTTGTCAGGGTGTGGCCTGATTGCGCGCCCGCACTGCTGCAGGTATAGGCCCAGAGACTTCGTCGGGCGCAGTAGGATTGCCACCTCCACCGCTGGCAGATCGAAGCCCTCGCTCACCAGATCGCAGCTGGTCAGCACCTGCACCCGGCCTTCCTCGAACGCCTTCAGGACGCCGTCGCGTTCCTCTTCTTTCATGCCCCCGTCGATGTGGCTCGCGGTGAATCCTGCTTCCCGGAATTCTGCAGCCACATCCTTAGCGTGCCTCACGCTCACGCAGAACGCGATAGCCTTCTTGCCCGGCGCATACTTCCCGTAGTGCTTGACCGCGCTGCCGGTGATGACGGTCTTAACCATCGCCTCCTCAAGCTGCTTCTGCACGTAGTCGCCCATGCGGGTGCCGACGCCGTCCAGATCCGGCGCACTCGGCGCATAGACCACGGCATGGGATAGGAACCCTTGAGCCGTCAATTCTGCCACCGTAGGGCCCATCACCATGTCGCTGAACATCTGGCCCAGCCCCTTACCGTCGAGGCGCTCAGGCGTGGCTGTGACGCCCAATACGCGGGCGCTTGGGAATCCAGCGACGACCTTGCCCCAGCTGGAGTCAGGCGTGAAGTGATGGGCCTCGTCGCCGATGATTAGATCGAACGGTTTGATGCCCTTCATTCGCTTCACCAGAGTGAATACGGATGCCACGACGACGTTCGCCGTTGGCACTCCACGGTATCCGCCCGTCATCACCGCATGCGCTACGCCGACCTTCTTCAAGGCATTGCTGATCTGCTTCAGCAGTTCGCGGCGGTGAGCCACGATCAGGATGCGCTTGTTGTTCCGCGCCATGCCGGCGGCGATGTATGAGAAGATCACCGTCTTCCCGCTCCCGGTCGGGCTGACCAGCAGCGTGTTCTTGTAACCAGCGCGAAAGCTATCGCGCACCGCCTGCACGGCGGATTCCTGATAATCTCGAAGCTGCATTGTATGTCCTTGTTTGGCAGACATCTTGGCCCGGTCTGCCAGCGGGGGGCGACGTGCCGAATCCCCAATTATTGGGGAATCTTCCCGACACGTCCAAGTCAGTCGCGCGGATCGCGCACATCCTTATTCGTCATTCGCATGACCACACTTCTGTGGATTTCTTGAGGCGCGGCCAGCCCTGATCGACTGTGAATGAACGTTCTTCGAACAGCAAGCTGTTCGTCGGCACAATGGTCAGTCGGTCACGAACGGTGCGGATGAACATGAACTCTTTCCCTTGGCTGGGATCGTGCGTGAATGCATCGCCTTGAGGCACCGCCGTAAACAGATACTCGCCGGCCTCTCCGCCCTTCACCTTCACCCGTAGCCCGTCCAGATAATCATAGACCAGCAGCGAGAAGTCCCTGCCGTAGCAATCCCACACCTGCGCCTGCGGCAGCGTCCAGTCAGTGCAGGCCGGCTGGGGGCTGAACGCGATGGAGTGCGGCGGCAAGCCACGATAGAAGGCGCCGCACTCCAGCATCACATGGCAACCCCATGCACGGCCCGGATGGCTGTGCAGGCCGAACCATACTGCCGGCTCATACCCGGTGCCATGTTCGCGCAGGAAGGAGGAGTCCACCCAGACGTAGTAGTGGCGCGGTAAAGATCCGCTGGAACTACTCATGACCAGATGTCTTCGCGAAGCATGGCGTTCGTTTCCTGCTCAGTCGCTTTGTTGCGAACGATCAGGTAGAACGCCAGTGCGAACGTCGCCACCATGATGGCCATCAGGGTTAGACCCCCCATCTTCAGGCTTCGATCTTCAGCGGGCAGATGCGATAGCCCACGTTCAGAACGGTGCCGTTGTCGTAGCGGCAGAAGTGGTTGCCGTTGGCATACCATTCCGCAACGAGGTAGCTCGACAGAGCCAACGCCGGGGTGGCGGCGGTCACTGCAATCACGGCAGCGATAATCAACTTCTTCATGATGCTCTCCTGTTGCTCAGCTTACTCGTAACGCCACACGCGCACACCGCCATCGGCCAAGCGGACGATGAACTTCTTACCGTAGCGCCGGCCAGCATGCGACGCAGTGCTGGTCATCGAGCGGAGCGGTGCGCCCTCGACGAAGAAGCTCTGCCCCACCTCCAGCTTCGTCCACGGATACTTCGGACGCCGGCTGCTCGGCTGGCGTGCCGCCGGGATTGCGAAACCATCTTCAACTTGAAACGTCATTCTGTCCTCCGGTTTTTTAAACTTATAAGTCACGGCGATACCGCTCATCCTTAAATATCACGTTTGCTTCATCAGAGCTAACACCAAACGTGTATGTCAACTCATGCGGCTCACGTTCCATCAGCGTTGAATCAGGCCATCCGCGCACTGTCTGGAGTGCAAGCTCGTAGCCCTTCGATCTCTTCTTCAGTCTCATAATCCTACTGGCCACTCATGCTTCGGTAGATAAATCCCACGCGACATAGACCCCTTGAAGCGGAGCGAATTATCGCTCTTCCGCGCACTCGGATGGCGCAGCAACACGCCCGACCAACCTTCGTAATAGACCGACGTCTGCATGATCTTGTTCAGGGCAGCGATACTCTGGCCAATCCACACTCCGACCGCCAGCCCATGCTCGATCTC